GTCGCTTCATTATCTGACCGCAAGCCAGTTTGAACAGATTTCAGCTGCTCAGGCGATGGGGGATTCTCAGCGCGCTGCCGAGCTTGCGATGCGCGCCTATTCCGACAGCGTTATCCAGCGTGCGAATGCGGTGAAGGAAAATCTGGGGTCACTGGAAACCGCGTGGAACTGGGTGAAAAATGCTGCCAGCGGCGCCTGGGATGCCATGATGGGCATTGGTCGCAATCCTGATACGGCCATGAAGCGGCAGGGGGCTTTTGCGGAATGGCAGGCTGCGGAAAAAGAGCGTCGGGCGCTGGAAGCCAACCTGAAGGTCGATCCCAACTATTCCGGTAATAATTCATTAATCAAAGCCGATGCCGAACGTTTACGTAATGCAACTCAACGGGAAGCGCTGGCAAAACAAACTTTTGACGAAATTGATAAAGCGTACGCTAAGGAGGGGTTAGCCGCGGCGCGCGAGAAGCTGCGCAATGACCAGCAGCAGCAGGCAATAAGGAATCAGCAGCAGTTTAACCAGCTTCTTGATGCCGGACTAAAACCTGCCGAGCGGCGGGCCCGCGCTCAGGAAGAATTTAATAAGCTGGTTGCGAAAAATAAACAGGATGCCATCGATGGGATTGCCACCCGCTGGACGGACAGCGATATCGCGAAAATCCGTGCGGGTATAGATAGCAAATACAAAGATCCGAAAACGTCGAAAGGCAGGCAATATACTACACCCGCTGGCAACAAAGCTGAGGAAGGGGCGCAGGCGGAGCTGCTGACGCTGCAGGCGCAGCTTAAAACCCTGCAGCAGCATGCCGACGTTAACGATGTGATCAGTAAGCAGCGCCGCGATCTCTGGCAGACGGAAAACCAGTATGCCGTTTTACAGGAGGCCGCCGGCCGTCGCCAGTTGTCCACGCAGGAAAAATCCCTGCTGGCCCACAAAAATGAAACGCTGGAATACAAACGCCAGCTTGCCGATCTCGGTGATAAGGTTGCCCGGCAGCAGAAGCTGAATAATCTTGCAGATCAGGCCAATAAATTCGCGCAGCAGCAGAGTGCGATCCGGGCGGGGATAAAGGCTCAGGCTGACGGGCTTTCTGGCAGGGAGTCAAACAGAAGGACCACACTTGAAAAGCTGAGTGAAACGTACGCCTTCAATCCTGATGCGCAGCGGAAGGTGCTGGCGGAACAGCAAGCCACCTATGAAGCTGAGGATGCATTGCGCGGTAACTGGCTGGCCGGCGCCAAACAGGGGTGGGCGGAGTATCAGGATTCGGCCACAGATGTTTTCTCATCTGTGAAAGATATTTCTCAGGCCACATTCAGTGGTCTGGCCAACCAGCTGACAGCGCTGACAACAACCGGAAAGGCGAGCTTTAAGGAGTTCACCACATCCATTCTGAAGATGATTGTTCAGGTCATCAATCAGCTGATCGTGGCCTATACCATTCAGGCGGCTATGGGGTGGATCAACGGTAGCGCAAGCAATACATCATCTGGGCAATCAGTTCCGGTACCCTCTTATCGTCCGCCAGGATACGACGGCGGCGGCTACACTGGCCACGGCGGTAAATATGAGCCTGCTGGCGTTGTGCACCGCGGTGAGTTTGTATTCACAAAAGAGGCGACCAGCCGCATTGGGGTGAGCAATCTTTACCGGATGATGCGCGGTTATGCTGCCGGCGGGTATGTCGGCAACGCTGCCAGCCCGGCGAGTGTCTCCCCTGGCGGTGTGATGGTCAACATGGGGGGCGTCTATATCAGCAGCGGGAGCGAACAGCAGTCTACGCAGCGGTCAGCGATTGACAGTAACGGTATCCTTAAGCAACTGAAACCCGCCATCATCAGCGTCGTCAGCGAACAGGCCCAACGGCCCGGGACGCCGCTGTGGAAGGCAATAAAAGAAGGGCGTTAATACCTGAGGCCGCTTTGCGGCTTTTTTACTGGCTGAGATAAAGGCTATTTATGACTATTGAAACATTCTCCTGGCGAATTCAGGCCGCCAGTCAGCCTGCGATAACGAGTAAGGATAATATTCGCAGGGCGCAATTTGGCGACGGTTATGCGCAGGTTTCAGGGGAAGGAATAAACCCGGAAACCTTAAATTATGCATTTTCATTTTCAGGGGATCTGCAAACCGCGCTGGATATTTATAAATTCCTGCGGCGTCATAAAACCAAATCATTTGCGTTTAAGCCACCGTATGACGAGCTGGCGCTCTGGAGGGTACAGGCTGACAGCCTGCAAAAAAACGTTCTGAATAACAGAATCATGACAGTCACCGCAACATTTGAACAGGCATTCGCACCATGAGTCTTCACGCTGATTATCAGAAACTGGAGCCGGGAGATGAAATCCGGCTTTTCGAAATTGATGGTAGTGCTTTTAATATGGGGGATATTTTATATTTCCACGGATATAACATTCCCCATACTGAAGCGGAAATTTTAGCCGCTGGTGGCGATGAATCGAAGCTGCCAGCTAAAAGTATCTGGTGGCAAGGTACTGAATATAAAGCGTGGCCGTGTGAATTAGAGGGTATCGAATCATCAACATCGGGAAGCGATGCGCAACCGACTCTACGGGTGGGCAACATTAACGGGTCCATATCCGCGTTGTGCCTTTATTACGACGACCTGGCGCAGGCTCGCGTTACCGTCCATGAGACGCAAAAACAGTATCTTGACGCACGAAACTTTTCGGAAGGAAACTCAACCGCAGATCCGACACAGGAAAAACGGCATCTGTATTTTATTGATACCAAAAGCCTTGAAACAGACGAATTGGTCGAGTTTACGCTTTCCAGCCCGATGGATCTGCAGGGGGTTTTGATTCCGACCCGGCAATATCACTCGCTTTGCACCTGGTGTATTCACAATAAATACCGCAGTGGTGATGGTTGCGACTATGCCGGCACGCGCTATTTCGACAAAAACAACAAGCCGGTTGATGACCCATCGAAGGACGTCTGCAATGGGACGCTCTCGGCGTGCAAATTGCGCTTTGGCGATAACAACGAACTGCCGTTTGGTGGTTTCCCTGGCACGTCCCTGATAAGGAGCTGATATGCGGCAGAAGACGATTAATGCGATACAAGCCCATGCCGCTGCTGATTACCCGCGTGAGGCATGCGGCTTGATTGCTCAAAAGGGCCGAGTGGAGCGCTATTTCCCCTGCCGGAACCAGGCCCGCGAGTCGAGCGATAATTTTATTCTGGCGCCGGAGGATTACGCAGAAGTCGAGGACTGGGGCGTGATCATCGGTATTGTTCACAGCCATCCGGATGCAACGACGCAGCCCAGCGAACTGGATAAAGCGCAATGCGATGCCACTCTGCTACCGTGGCATATCATCAGCTGGCCGGAAGGCGATCTCCGTACCATCCACCCGCGCGGTGAGCTGCCACTCATCGAGCGCCCGTTCGTACTTGGCCATTACGATTGCTGGGGCCTCGTGATGAGCTACTTCCGCCAGACCCACGGTATCGAGTTGCACGATTATCGCGTCGATTATCCCTGGTGGGAAAATGAATATCCTGACAACTTTTATCAGGACTGCTGGTATGAATGTGGGTTCAGGGAGTTTGATGGCCCGCCGCTGCCGGGCGATATGGTCATCATGCAGGTACAGGCCGAAAAGTGGAACCATGCGGGGATTTTACTTGAAGGGAACATGCTGCTTCACCACCTTTATGGTCACCTTAGCAAGCGTGTGCCGTATGGCGGATACTGGCTTGAAAGGACAATGAAAATCGTTCGTTATCATTCTCTGTGTTAAGCTTTGAGGAAAATGAAATCCGAAAAGGAAACGGAGATGAAAAAAAAACTAGTAACTCTTTCATTTTTGCTCTTGGTTGGATGCTCTACTGAGCCAGTACTCCCTCAGAATGCAAAAGAAGTACAGCCCTCATCTGAATTTCAGAAAAAAGCGGATACTACTGCGGTGACTATTATTCGTGATAAGGGTTTTGTCTCTGGAGGCTGTGCTATTACATCTTATATTGACGGAAAGCGCTTAGCTGAACTCGATACAGGAGAAAAAGTCACAGCTTATATACCCGCTGGACCTGTGATAGTTGGAGCTGGGTTTGAAGGAAGAGGTTTATGTAATGGTGCGCCAAAGAGAGAACGGGAGTTTGTAGTCAAAGAAAACACACCTCGCAATCTGAGGATTTTTATTGACCAAAGTGGTAATGTTGACATTTTACCAATGTCACAAAATTAACGCTTTTGAATAAATAATATAGCCACCTTTTTAAGGTGGCTTTTTGTTGGGTGTAATATGCAAGAATTAATGACTGAAATAGAACTAAGTGGAGTTTTAGGTAAGAAGTTTGGCGTTCATCATCAGAGGATTATTAGTACAACTAGCGAAGCCATTAAGGCTTTATGTTGCACTCTGGAAGGCTTCGAGAAGTTTTTAAATAACAGCAAGGATAAAGGGCTGACTTTTGCTGTTTTTAAGGGTAAAAAAAATATCTGTCTGGATGAATTGGGGTTTCCTGTTACAGGTGAAGTAATTCGTATCGTCCCTGTCGTAATTGGTAGTAAAAAAGCAGGTGTTTTTCAAACTATTTTAGGTGCTGTACTTGTGGTTGCAGGGGCAATTGGTATGTTTACCCCCATTGGGCAAGCCCTTGGCGGTGCTGCATGGGGGCAATACGCTATGATGGCCGGCGCATCAATGATGCTAGGTGGTGTGGTTCAGATGCTTTCCCCGCAACCTGCAGGTCTGGCCCGAAAAGAGTCCCCCGAGAACAAAGCCTCCTATGCCTTTGGTGGGGTGACTAATACCGCATCACAGGGCTATCCGGTTGGCCTTCTTTATGGCAAACGGCGAATTGGCGGGGCGATTATTTCCGCCGGAATTTATGTCGAAGACCAGCAATAAATAATCAGTCAGTATCTCCCTTCAGTACAGCCCACCTTGCGGTGGCTTATTTTATGGACGCAATATGGCAAATAACATAATCAAAGGGCGCAAAGGTGGCAGCTCAAGCCAGCGCACGCCGACGGAGCAGCCGGATGATTTACAGTCCGTAGCAAAAGCCAAAATTCTCATCGCGCTGGGCGAGGGAGAGTTTGCAGGTGAATTAACAGGTAAAGATATTTATCTCGATGGTACGCCGTTATTAAATGCCGATGGAACGGAGAACTTTTCCGGTGTGGCGTGGGAATTCCGTCCTGGAACACAGGCACAAAAGTATATTCAGGGTATTCCCGGTACTGAAAATGAAATCAGCGTCGGAACGGAAATATCCAGCGAAACTGCCTGGTCTCACACTTTCACGAATACCCAACTCTCCGCCATTCGCGTCAGATTGAAATGGCCATCCCTGATGAAACAGGAAGACGACGGGGACGTAGTGGGAAATACAGTTAAATACGCCATTGATTTACAGACCGATGGCGGTGCCTGGCAGACCGTGCTGGAAACGGCGGTTACCGGAAAAACCACTTCCGGCTATGAGCGCAGCCACCGCATCGACCTGCCGCAAGCGGGGAGCACATGGACGCTCCGCCTGCGGAAAGTATCGCCGGACGCCAACAGCGTCAAAATCGGCGATGTGATGACGCTGCAGAGCTACACAGAAGTGATTGACGCGAAGCTGCGCTATCCCCACACAGCGCTGCTCTATATCGAATTTGATTCCAGTCAGTTTAACGGCTCCATTCCACAGATTTCCTGCGAACCGCGTGGACGCGTTATCCGCGTTCCTGATAACTACAACCCGGAGAGCCGCGAGTATACCGGCACCTGGACCGGCGGGTTTAAATGGGCCTGGACGGATAACCCGGCATGGATTTATTACGATATCGTTGTTTCAGACCGGTTTGGCCTCGGCAACCGTCTGACCAGCGCGAATATCTCTAAATGGACGCTGTACCAGATCGCACAATACTGCGATCAGATGGTCCCCGATGGTAAGGGCGGCGATGGCGTGGAGCCTCGCTATCTCTGTAACGTCTACGTACAGGAACGCAACGATGCGTACACCGTGCTGCGCGATTTTGCCGCTATTTTCCGGGGGATGACCTGCTGGAGCGGTGAGCAGATTGTCGTACAGGCGGATATGCCGCGTGATGTCGATTTCAACTATACGCGGGCGAATATCATTGGTAAACCGCGCTATTCGAGCAGCACCAGCAAGGCTCGCTACACTAACGCGCTCGTATCCTGGTCTGACCCAGCGAACGCGTATGCTGATGCGATGGAACCGGCGTTTGTTCCGGAGCTGGTTTCCCGCTACAGCTTTAACCAGCTCGAAGTGACGGCCATCGGGTGTACCCGGCAGAGCGAAGCCCACAGGAAAGGGCTGTGGGGCATTCTGACAAACAACAAAGACCGGATGGTTGAGATTGATGTTGGTCTCGATGGCAAAATCCCGCAGCCGGGTTATATCATCGGCCTTGCCGATGAGTTGCTGGCCGGACGTGTGAATGGCGGGCGTATCAGCGCGGTTAATGGCCGGGTGATTACGCTCGATCGTGATGTCGATGCAAAAGCCGGGGACCGACTACAGCTTAATCTTCCGTCCGGGATTTCCCAGGCCCGGTCCATTCAGTCAGTGAACGGTCGACGGCAGATAACAGTCACTACGGCGTACAGTGAGACGCCGGAAGCAGAATGCGTCTGGGTTATTGAGTCCGACGATCTGTATACACAGCAGTATCGCGTTATTGGGGTAAAGGACAACAACAACGCCACGTATACAATCACCGGCGTGGCCCACGACCCGGACAAATTCCCGCGTATCGATACCGGCGCGATCATCGACCAGCGCCCGATTAGCGTCATTCCGCCAGGAAACCAGGCTCCGCCGGATGGTATCCTTCTGACGTCCTTCTCTGTGGTGAATCAGGGTATCAGCGTCGAAACCCTGCAGGCCAACTGGAACGCCGCTCAAAATGCTATCGCATATGAGGCTCAATGGCGTCGAAATGATGGCAACTGGATTAACGTGCCGCGCAGCTCGACCACGTCATTTGAGGTCAGCGGCATTTATGCCGGTCGTTATCTGGTACGCGTCCGCGCGATCAACGCTGCTGAAATTTCCAGTGGCTGGGCGTACTCGGAAGAGAAGACGCTGACAGGGAAAGTCGGTGAGCCACTGCCGCCGCTGGCGTTGACGACCGTTTCACTGACCGCAGGTATCGAGATCCGCTGGGAGTTCCCGGAAGGTTCCGAAGATACCCAGCGCACAGAGCTGCAGTACAGCCCGGACAAGAGCGGGAACGGTGCGATGCCGCTGACAGATTTAGCGTATCCGGGCAAGCAGTATCAGCAGATGGGCCTGCAGATTGCTACGCAGTTCTGGTATCGCGCACGCCTTGTCGACCGCCTGGGCAATGTCTCGCCGTGGACCAGCTGGGTGCAGGGCATGTCCAGCGATAACGTTGATGACTATTACCAGCAGCTCGACGATGCGCTGAAAGGCTCGGATACTTATGAGGAACTGAACAAAGGTATTCAGGACAACAGCGCTGCGGCCGACGCTGCGCAGCAGGCTGCGAACGCCGCCCAGGGAATCGCTGACCAGGCGGCGAAGGACGTCGCTGCGCAGAGTTCTATTGTCACGCAGCAGGGCAAAGACCTAGCTGCCAATATCACCAAAACCAACGATACGACCAACAAGCTGGCGCAGGAAGTGAAGGACCGTGCTGCAGGTGATACCGCCACGGCGCAAAAAGCGGCCAGTGATACCGCTGCAGCGGTGGCGAAAGCAGAAACTGACGATGCCGCCCTTGCGAAGCAGGCCGCAGATAATCTGCTGAGTGCCAAACGCGAAGTTGAAGCGGCGATTGAAACGACCAACGTCACCATGCAGGACGGCTTTGACAGTCTGGCGCAGCAGGTCGCATCGATTTCAGCGGGTACAGGCGAGCAGTTTGACAGCCTCAAAATCTGGTATTTCGACAATGATAACGAGGGCTGGAGTTCTGACGACGGTGGCACAAATCCGCTCCTCACAACCGACGACGGGTGGATACTTCCTGCCGGGTCTGGTTCGACAATGCGAAGCCCGTCCGGCGCTGGCACGCTGATTGAAGGTGGCGCTTATAAGTACCTACGCCTGCGCATCAAGAAAGTCGGTAACCCTGAATGGGGTGGTCGGTTGTACTGGATTGGTGCTGACGAGACTGGCTGGACAGAAGCACGCCGCCTGGTATTGCCTGCACCTGATTTTGACCCTTCCACTGGAATCAGCACTGTCGCGATCCCGGATATTCCGTGGCAGTCATCCGGTACCATCCGCCGCCTGCGTCTCGACTTCTCACAGGGCGGAGCTGCTGACGCAAATAATTATTATGCCGTTGACTGGCTGGCCGTGGGTCGTCCAACGCCTGGCGCATCGCAGGCGCAGATTCAGGATCTGAAAACGGCGATGACTGCCGCTGATTCAGCCGAGGCGCAGGCGCGTAACCAGCTGGCTGTGCAACTGCGCGGTAATGAGGAAGGCACCAACCCGGATAAACTGGTTTCTGGCCTGATTTTTGAAGAGCGCAAGATCCGCGTAACAGCAGAAAAAGCTATTGGGTCAAGAGCTGATACCCTGCGAGTGGATTACGATAAAT